CACGGGCCGGTAGCCGCAGCGGCGTTAATCTCAAGGCTATAGACGCCCACCGGAGTGTTCGCAGCCATCGTCAGGACGGTTGTACTGCCGTCAATGACGCTTAAGGTGCTAGTGCCGGTCGTCGTGACCGTCACCACAATGCGATGGAGGTAGTCACCCACGGCACCTGTGCCACCGAGTATCTGTGCGGTCTGCGAGGCGGCAACTGTTTCGTAGGGGTAACGATTCGGGCTGACAATGCTCATATCCTTGCTCTCCTTGTCGTCGTGCGGTCGTGAACCGCCCACATATCGTTTAGCGTGACTGTGTTCTCTGGCCCCACCATCAGCGGCTTGACCTCTGGCGCTGGGGGCTTGTCAGCGACTTCAGACCATGATACCGCAACCATACGGAAAGCGTCACTAGGGTGTGATGTCCAATCGTGGCGCGGTGACTGACGATAGGCTTTCTTGTCCTCGTCGTATTCGCGTTGGTACTGACGCAGCGCCTCAATGCCATCGCTGCATTTGGTCGCGTCAAACCACACACGCGGCAGCATCATGCGAACGGCTTGTATGCCCGACTGCACACCGATATCGGGAACCACAGCGAGCTTGGCAATGTCTAATTGCGCCGCTAGTTGCTCAATAATGCTCTTGCCGGTCTGCAGGCTCTTGGCCCGAGCGTCATGCGGTAGGTAGTGCTTGGCATAGCGATACGGCTTGTTGCGTACCACATCGGCAATAGTGTGGATGTCCTCGCCCGAGACGGCGTAGAAGTCTATGACGCGCAGTTCCCCACGGGCGACCTGATAGAACCAGATAGCCGTGTCGTCGCGGTAGCCCAAGTCCCATGCGGTGTACGTCGGCAGGTTGGGGTCGTATGGCACGTTGGTGATGCGGCCTTGGTCTTGCGCCTCGCGCATCTCCTTGCCGTAAAAAGCACCGAGGATCGCAGCCTCAAAGCTGCACTCATACTCCTGTAGGTACTGATCCTCGGCCAACTGCGCCTTTGCTGCGGCTAGCTCTGTCGCAGGGAGAAGCCCGCTGGTTGAGGCGGGAAGGCGCAACAGGAACCACTCGCTAGGGAGACGAGTGGCGGTTTCATATATCTCCCAAAATTGGTTCTTTCCTTTTGGTGTACCGGCGAACACGCCCCATGCCTGCTTGTCGCTCATGGCCGGTCTTACCACGTTCCCAAATACGGACGGTTTAAAGTCGCCGTACTCGTCCATGTAAACGCCATCAAAGCCCAAACCACGCATCGCATCGGCGTTGTCGCCGCCAAACAGCCGCACCTTCGCACCGTTCACCAATTCAATCGTTAGCTCGGACTCGTTGACGTCTTTCGTAATGGGCTGGGCGTAATACTTGAAATAATCCCACGCCACCGCCTTCGCCTGTGATCGGTACGGGGCAATGTAGGCGTATAGTGGGTTTGGCGACTTGGCGAACATAGCCGCTCGGATGATGTCGTTCACCGCTGCTACCGTTTTGCCTGCGCGGCGGTGCGCTACCAAACACGCCCACCGCTTGTTGCGTTCATGGAAGGGCATGAACACCCTTCGCGGCGCGTAAGGAATGACTACTGGGGCGGCAGCCATGTGATCACCAAGTCTTTCCCGTCTGCCCCGGTTAGCTCGTTCTTTTCCCGTTGGCCGAGGTATTGCTTCCCGAGCCATACAAGCATGGTGGTGTTGCCGTCCTCAAGCGCCCGCCATTGGTGTCGGCGCAACGACATTCTGCCGTTCTCTATACCGCTTTTATAGATTTCGCAAAACTTCTCGTCGCGCAAGAGCGTGTCCACGCTGCAACCTAGCCAAGCAGCGATCTCGGCTTGCGTACATTGAATGCCCGCCAGCTTCTTGACCGCCTCGTAGTCAATCTCAAAGCGCGGGCGACCGCCGCCTTCCCCTTGGTTGCCCTGTTTGGGTTGGCCGGTGCGTTGGCTGATAGTTTGCTCTTTGCGACGGTTTCTCATGCCGCAGCCTTGAACGGTTCGCCGGTAGCCTCTAGCACGGCTTTCTCGCCGGTAAAGTCCTCCCAGCGTTTGACGATCACATCAACGTACTTGGGGTCTAGCTCCATGATGCGAGCTATACGACCGTTCTTTTCGGCTGCGATTAAAGTTGTGCCGCTGCCTCCAAACGAGTCCAGCACAATGTCCCCGCCCTTGGTGTTGTTTAGCAATTGATATTCAAAAAGCGCCACCGGTTTCATCGTGGGGTGGTCTTCGCTACGGCTCGGGCGGTCAAACTTAAGCAGCGTGGTTTGTTTGCGGTCAGACGCCCAAAGGTGACCCGCACCGTCTTTCCAGCCGTAGAGGCACGGTTCGTGCTGCCAATGGTAATCCTGCCGCCCCATTACCATGCTGTTTTTCTGCCATATCAAGCATTGGCGTACCTGCCAACCAGCGTCTTTACACGCTCCCCGAAAGTTGTACCCCTCCGAATCGGCGTGCCAAATGTAAAACACGGCTCCCGGCTTCAGCATTGCGTCGGCGGTCACAAAGGCATCGCGCAAAAAAGTTCTGAAAGCTTCGTCGCCCATGCTGTCGTTTTGAATGGTTAAGGCGTCCTTTGTTTTGCCCGTATACGCCACGTTATAAGGCGGGTCGGTTAGCAGCATATCTACCCGCTGGTCGCCGCACAGGCGCTCCATCGCGGTCATTTCAAGGCTGCTACCGCACATCACGCGGTGCTGCCCACATACCCATACGTCGCCAAGCCGCGTGACAGGCTCCACGGGCGGCTCTGGCGTATCGTCGGGGTCAGTTAGCCCCTCTGTGCCTTTCTCGGCTAACAGGGCGTCTATTTCGGCGGTGTTGAAGCCGGTCAAGTCTAGGTCAAAGTCCAGCGCCTTTAAGTCGGCCAACTCCAGCTTTAGCATGGCCTCGTCCCAACCGGCGTTGAGGGCAAGTTTGTTGTCAGCGATGACATACGCCCGCTTTTGGGCGTCCGACAAGTGGGATAGCCGTATGCAAGGTACTTCGGCCATCTTTAGCTTGCGGGCGGCCATAACGCGCCCGTGACCGGCGATGATGCCGTTGGCCTCGTCTATCAGTACCGGGTTAGTAAATCCAAACTCGCGGATGCTGGCCGCGATCTGGGCAACCTGCGCGTCGTCGTGGGTTCGGCTGTTCTTGGCGAACGGGATCAGGGTGGCGATCCCAATTTGCTCAATTTGCATTACGTACTATTCCTACCGCATTAGTTTAAGTTAGAAAGCCACCACGTACATGAATGCAGAGGTGATGGGCGTTTCACTCTCGTTTAAGAATCTTGACCTTTTTTTCCTCGCCGGGAAACACGACGAAGTTACGTGTGCCGCTGCTACCTTGGCCTCGGCTGCCTGCGTCTAAATATCGGATGCCGGGGACACCGCGCCGCGCCAATTCTTCACTAGCTGCTTTTCCAAATCGCCCTTTACCGGCTAGCTCGTCAGAACTCGCCAACAATTCATAAAGTTTTTTTCCCGTTATTTCATCGGCCTCTATTCCTACTCCTGAAATCAATTTGCGGGTATCTTCGTCCCATAAATTGGATTGCATGATGTCCTGAAACGCTTCACGCACAGCGGCCGGTTGCTCTTTTAACGGCTTATCCCAATCCAGCATTCGGTCTACCATTTCGTCTGGTAAATCCGCTTGATAAAATGCGCCCCCACCAAGTTTTGCGCCTTTTTGATTTAATTTTTTTAATTCTTCTAGGACTCGTTCTTTTGGAACGGCCCATTCTGGGTTGGTTCCAGCCCACTTTTTTTGATCAACGCTTTTTACAAATTGTGTGGCTTCTTCCAAATTTGGGTTCGTTAACCACAATTGTGCAGCTAGTTTTTCCGGTGAGTTTTTTGGAAGTTTCAACACGTTAATTTGAGTGCCATCGTCAAATTTTATGTCGCCGGTTAACCTTTTAAATTGATAGCTTCTTGCAACGTCTGGTTTTTCTGCAAAGTAAATACCATGCCCATACGCTTGTGCGCCCTCACCCGTGCCGATCTTGCTGGCGTCAAACTCGTCAAAAACGTGCGGGCTGCCGTGGTAAACGTCAATTTCGGCTATCGGCGGCTTGCCGCGAATACGCATTGGATTGACCATTTCACCAATGACCTCACCCGCACCCAGCGGGCCGCTCATCGCTTTGTCAGCGGTGTAGCGCAGGGCGTCAGCAATTAGCGAGGGGTCGCGCACCATTTGCCTGACGCTTTCGTAGGCGCCTTTTACGGTGCCGACCGGATCGGTTATCAGGGCTTTAGTGCCTTCAAGTGCGTTGACGCCAGCCTGCCCTAACCCCGCTGAAAAGTTTTCAAGGTCGGTGCGTAGACTGCGGCGGCTCGGCTGGACAGGCGGCAGGTTATCCGTCGTCGGGACGGATTCCATCATGCGCCGTCGGCGTTCTTCCTCGTAGGCGAGGGCGGCGGCTAGGCGTTGACGGTCAGCGGCCATTACTTGTTCCTGCTGCTAATGGCTTTGGCCTTGGCTCGGGCGTCCTCCTTGCTAGAGGCTCCCCATGCCTTGAGTGCGAGGGCAAGGCGTGTGGGTTCGCCGTTCTTTGCCATCGGCCCCGGCATATTGCCCATCCGAGCGAGGAAAGAGGCTCGGCGTGGATTGTCGCCCTTCTTAACCGGCGGCTTGAGCGTCCCGCCTGTTTCAGCCTTATACGAGGCGCGACCCTTGGCGTTTAGCCCGCCCTTCGGGTTCTTGCCCTCGCTGCGTGTCCACGCGGCTGTCATTTGTTCTCTTTCTTGGCCGTCTTGGCGCTCTCACGAAACGCCTTGGCGGTCGGTGCGCCGGGGCTGCCGGGTTTACGCATCTTTTCGCCCGAACCGGCCTTGATGCGCTCCTGCTTTGCCAAAATGTTGGCGTAAAGTCCCGGTTTACGGTTCATTTGAAACGCTCCAGTTTGTACAGAAGGGAGGCGATCTCGCCCACGATCTCGTCAATGATGTTCTGCAAGTCGGTGTCTTTTGGCAGGTCTTCTCGGATGCCCTTCACAAACGTCAGCAGGCTGTTGGCGTATACAGCGGCGTCCTTCTGCACCTTAAACCCCTCGGGGTAGTCAGCGAGGG